TGTTTTGAAAACTCTCTAACAAAATAGTGCTCAGTTTTTTCTAATCTGTTTTTGATTTCTTGATCTTGAAAAAAGTTTGACAAGTCGATGAGATCTCTAACAGGCAATGTCAGTTTTACTGGTATAGTGTCAGAGTCAATAGTGGTTCTAATTTTCATAATAGTTCTCCGTGTTTATGTACTGCGTATAAGCAATACTATTTTTAATTACTAAACTTTGCAAGCATTAAGTTTACAAAGCTTGGGCAATGTCGCATGACATTCCCCTTTCGCCAGAAGCAAAGCGTCTTGGGCAGAGTTGCCCCCTTGCAGTTACTAGCTTGGTAAGCAGTTTATACACTTGCTTAGGTGTAAGTAGCCACTATGCGGCAGCTACTCGTCTTGCTTCGATAGCAGCAAGCTTATTTTGTTGCTCTTTGTTTAATTGCTTTGGTTTAGAAGTAGTGGGTGCATCGTAATCTTGCCCAGTATATTCTGTAAACCAAGCTTTATACACGTCAGCAACATGATCAAAAGCTATAGCTTCATCATCTAACTTTGGGGCAAGATACTCATATCTATCTTTAGCTTGATAATATTTATCACTTTGTACTGTAGCAATTTTATCGTTGTTATCGTAACTAACGTAAGCCATCATTTCAGCGTACATTTTTTCGATATAGGATCGTTTGTTTCTCGCTGCGTAGATTGGAACGTTTGTTAACGTTCTAGCTACATCAGTAATAAACTTGTCGTTAGCAACTTGTCCAGTTACATCATTATGTGTAGTTACAGTATAGTTAGCTAGTTTATCTAGCATTACATTTATGTTTTCAACTTTAGCCATTTTGTTCTCCATGTTTTACTAAGTTGCGAAGGATCAGCCCTTCGTACCACCCAATATCATAGAGCATAAACCGCACTTGCGGCTCCGAGCTACGCACAAGCTTGCTTGCTTGACCCCCGAATGAAATGAGTGGGGTTGCGAAGCTTTTCTGCCTATGATTTGGATCAGTGGTCGAAGGGTGCAATCCGAGCTATTAGTCAAACGTGGTCAGGACACAATGCTAAGTTGTGCAAACATAAGTGTACGCTCGATGAACTCGCTGACTATCCTGTCAATACCTCAGTAGCTTCGCCAACCACAACATGTAGTACCCACGGTAGTATCCATACACAAGTGACGTAAGGTAACTAATTGACAGGACTTGCAGTCAGTCCGTAGATGGGGGGGATCATAGGGGGGGCTTTCAAGCCGATAACAAAGCTTACTCATTCCTCATTGCTAAGGTAATGATGATCTTGACTCCAACAGCAGTAGTTAGCTAGTAATCTATTACCTCCATAGAAAAGGAATGAGTAATGAACATTACCGTAGCCAAGAAACTGACTGCAAAGCAGACTGCCTTAGTAGACACGCTCGTAGCAAAAGGCTGTAGTATCGGGCAGGCTGCTCAAGACGCTGGGTATGCTTCTGGCGAATCTGGAAGAGTTACAGCAACTAAGACGTTGAAGCTTGCCCATGTGCAGAGCTACTTGATGAAGCGCATGAACGAAGAGTTTGGTATCTCCGCTACACTTGCAGCTGGAACTGTTAGACGGCTAGCCACAGGAGCCAAGAGTGAATATGTCCAGCTTGAAGCTGCCAAGGATTTGCTAGACCGCGCTGGCTACAAGCCTATCGATCGAAGCCAAGTGCAAGTAGCTGGAGATATTCGCGTTACGATTGATCTAGGATAAACTCTTCCTCATGTGCTAGTAGCAACAGGGGGGTGGGGAAAAAGTTGCTGTAGCTATTACAGAGAAACTCTTTCACTCACATTATTTCTGAAAAAGGTAATTTGTGCGTTGTCATAAATATTTTTATTGTTATAGGGTTTGATCATGGCACGTTTTAAAAAGAGACCAGAGAAGTACCCATCGAAGGACGATATGTCTTCGGTGAAGCTTGCGTTGAAGAGTGGGGGCTATGCCAGCGAAGAAGTATCAGAATCCTAAGGGTGGCTTGAATGCTGCTGGTCGTGCTTACTTTAAGCGCAAGGAGGGGGCTAATTTAAAACCTCCAGTAAAGAGTAAGCCTAAGGCTGGCTCGAAGAAGATGGGTCGCAAGGTTTCATTTGCTGCTCGGTTTGCTGGAATGAAAGGCCCGATGAAAGATGAGAAGGGTAGACCAACGCGTAAAGCTTTAGCATTAAAGGCTTGGGGCTTTGGAAGTGTTGAAGCTGCTAGAAACTTTGCAAAGAGAAATAGGAAGACGTAATATGTGTTTTGGTGGTGGTAAGAAAAAAGTAAAGCCTGCTGAAGAGATTTATCAAGAGATAAAGCCTGACTATGGCCCTCTTCCTTCTCTTAGCATGGGAGACTCTATTCAGAAAAACAAGATGATGACAGACGTTCCGCAGTTAAAAACATCTGGTATGCAAACTCGTTCATTACTGAAGGTTAATTATTAAAATGGCTGAAGATATTGGAAAAGAAATTGCTCCATTTGCTAGGAAGTCTAAAACTCTTCTACGGCAAGTAAATAAAGAACTAGCTACAATACCAGATTATAAATTAGAAGGTAACAGGGTTAATGTTATTTCAGATGCTGTAACTGCTATAAGGCGTGGCATTAGATTACTTAAAGGAAAAGAAAGCAAACCATCTTTAGAAAAGAAAAAACAAAAGCTTGAAACCTTTTTGAAGAGAGCAGAAGAACTTAAAGGCGCAACACGCATAAAAGGAACAAATTCAATTTTGTATAAATAGGAGATTATTATGCCTCAAGGAAAAGGTACTTACGGAAGTTCGGTTGGAAGACCTAAGAAAAAGACAATGCTCAAAGGAAAGCAGAAGAGTTTACCTCCAGCATTAAAGCGTAAGATTATGAAGGCTAAAATGAAAGATGGCTGAATCTCGTTCCCTAGCACCCTTAAAGAAAAGGGCGACCCTTCTTCGAAAAGAGATGAAACAACTTGAAGACTCTGCTGGCATTGGGCTTGTAGAAAAAATGCAAGGTGAGGGCGAGAACTTTAATTCTAAAGATAAGAGTCTTGCAACCAAAGGCGTTATGAAGATTTTAAATTATCTTCTCAATGCTAGAGCAGACCAGTTAGTTTCAACACCTCGATATAATAAAATACAAGATCAGCTAATTGATATTCAGGAGAAGATCAGTGGCGGTAAATGAAGCTGGCAACTATACCAAACCAACAATGCGAAAGTCTTTGTTTAAAAGAATTAAAGCAAGGGCTGTGCAAGGTACTGGTGCTGGTCAGTGGTCTGCTCGAAAGGCACAGTTACTTGCCAAACAATATAAAGCTAAAGGTGGTGGATATAAGTAATGGATAAGCGTTACAAATCTTTTTACGAAGATAATAAAAAATTATTTCCTGCAAGTGTTTATACAGACGTAAAAAATCATAGAGACGTTTTAAAAAACATGAGCAAAATCTATGAGCCAGTAAGACGAGAATCTATAAAGGCTTCTTTGCCCAATCATGAAGCACTGTTAGATAAACGTGCTGCTATGGAATTTATTATGGATAGATTCAGAACTGGATTTTTAAGAAGTGGAAAAAAGAAACCTGAAGGTGAAAGAAGAAAAACTTTATTACAAAAACGCAAACAAGCTGATGTAAGAAAAGAAAGAGTTAAAGATAATAAAATTAAAAAAACATTTAAAAACAGATTAAAAAGTTTAAAGGTAAGACTTTTGTCTGAAAAAGGAAGAGGTGGGGGTGGTGATATGAACCCATCAAAAGTTAAGCCAGAACTTGTAACACCCCCTAAATCTCTTTTACAAAGATGAAGAAGTCACAGAAGTCATTATTAAACTGGGGAAAGCAGAAGTGGCGCACTAAGTCAGGGAAAAAGTCTAGTGAAACTGGTGAACGCTACTTACCTAGCAAGGCTATTTCTGCTCTTAGTTCTGCTGAATATGCAGCTACAACCAGAGCTAAACGAAAGGGTAAGGCTTCGGGTAAGCAATTTGTGGCTCAACCGAAAGCGATTGCTAGGAAAGTAAAACAATATAGGAGTTAATTATGGGATGGAAGAATGCAAATACTGGTGAGTTGTATGATGGGGGAACTCATGAACTTGGCGGTGAAACATGGACAGGAGTAACAAGAACTTCTGAATCTAAAAGATTAGAATGGACTAATGAAGTACCTAAAAAGAAACGTGCTAGGGATAATAAGGGTAGACTAAAGGGTGATGATCCTTCTACGCCTGACGTTAATGAGGCTTACGAACAGTGAGTTTTGTAAATATTCTTAAGCCAGAAGAGCTTACTATGCTTCGAAGAATAGTTAAAAAGGTACACTTTCAACACTTCGATGAAAAGCATGGAAAGTCTTTTGTTACAAATAAAATGATTGATAATGTTATAGATAACATTGGCCCTGATGTTGCAGAAACCATGGTAAAATTTGGAGT